CGGCATGACTTCGCGTGAGACATCAAAACTCCGCGTCCTTGACCTGTTCTCGGGCATCGGCGGCTTCAGCCTCGGACTCGAGCGCGCTGGCGGTTTTGAAACTGTCCGCTTCTGCGAGATCGAAGATTATCCGCGCCCCGTGCTGGCGCGTCATTGGCCGGCTATCCCGTGCGATCGGGATGTCACGCAAACCGAATTCACGGAGGGCGAGGCTGATGTCATCGTCGGCGGCTTCCCCTGCCAAGATCTCTCCAATGCTGGCCGACGCGCCGGTCTGTCCGGAGCCCGTTCTGGATTGTACCGGGAGCTGGTGCGAGCCATTCGCGTGGTTCGACCCCGCTACGCAGTGCTGGAGAACGTGGCAGCGCTGCTTGGTCGAGGGATGGGCCTCGTTCTCGGGGACCTGGCCGAGAGCGGGTATGACACGGAGTGGGATTGCATACCGGCGTCCGCCGTTGGCGCCCCTCACCAGAGAGACCGCGTCTGGATTGTTGCCCACCCCGGAGGCGAGCAACACCAAGGCAAGGGCGATGCGATCCGCCGGGCGCTCGCCGCGGGACTTCCTCAAGCCTTTGCCCGCAACACCTGCCTTCCGGCTGGGGCTGACGGTGAAGCCCTCGCACAGCGTTCCGACGCCCACGGCATCGGACCACATCGAGCGGCAATCCACCAGCAAGGAAGTGCTGAACTTCGAGACGAACAAAACAGTCTCTTTGGACCGTTGGGTGAACCGCTTTCCGACGCCGACAGCGAGCGATTGGAAGGATGCGGGATACCAGTGCCAGCCGAGCGGGGCTCGAGCGCTGACACTCTCGGGCGCCGCTCGAGCGACAAGCGGCCAGCCATACGACAAGGCGGCTGGTGGGCAATTGAACCCCAGGTGGGTCGAGTGGCTCATGGGGTTCCCCATCGGGTGGACCAACTTAAAGGGCTCGGAAACGCCGTAGTCCCCCACGTCCCTGAACTGATTGGCTGCGCGATCCTCGAAGCCGAGGCCGCGGCATGACTTCGCCCGTCCACCACAGCCATGCGTGGACGTACGAAAGCCGGGCGCGAGGATTCCAGTCCCTCGCGTCCGGCGCCCCTGTTCACATGGAAGGAACTGAGAATGATCAACCCCGAAATGCCGCGACACGCCCAGATCGGCTCCGGCTACCTCGGTCGTCCCGACGACCCTGCCGACTATCGGCCGGAGCAATTGGCCGGCCTTATGCCGAAGACGGATGGGCTGCTGACCAGCGTCAACGCGGACCTCGACCGGACCAATCGCACCATGGCCGAGGCCGAGGAAATCCTCCGCAATCTCAAGACGCGCGTGTTCGGCGCCGAGCCGCCGCAGAATATGGGCGTCAATGGGGCCGTGCCGACGCCTGTCTGCATGTCCCACTCTTTGGCCGACGCGATCAGCCTTTCCGGCTCGCGCGCGTCCACGCTGCTCTCGCTGGCCGAGGAACTCAACTCCCGTCTCTAACGGCGAAGGCGCGCGGTCTCGACAACCGTGCGCCCGCCAATTCGCGTGTTTCATTGTTCGGGCCTGCGCGGCTGCAACCGCGCGGCTCCCTCAGTGATCGCTCGCCAGAACAGGCGGGCCGAGGTGGCCTCACGGCTCTTCGTCTTCAGTTCGTCCAGTTGCTGCTGACCACCTTCCCAGACCGTCAGAGCAACGCCCAATCCCTCAATGTCGATCCTGTCTCCCATCTGCGCCGCCGCTCCGTGCTGGCCCTCAGTCCTCAGGTGTCAACTTGAGGATCACGGCCATGGAAATCTCGCACGGGAAACGGGAATCCCAACACACGCTCGGGCTTGACAGGCAGACGCGCGACGCTCTCGCGACCTACTGCCGTCTGCGCTGGCCCCAACATACCGCCAAGCAAGCCGCGCGGGAATGGAACCTGACCCTGGACGAGGGGCGGGGACTTGTCGCGAGCCGGGCCTCCCAGGCCACCGTCGATAAGGTCTGGAAGCACCCCAACGGAGGCTGGGCCGTCCTGATCCCGGTCCTGGGCTCAGTCATCGGCCAGCCGGTCGAAGACTTCTTCGCATCCGAGAAAACGAGGATCCGCCATGCAAGGCGAGAACATGAAGCGCGCCTGTCGCGTGCTGGGGAGGCTCTGCGTCATCTTCGCACTCGCCCCGACCTGGGCGCTGACAGCGCTGGTGGAACTGATCGCTCGCGCCATCGGATGGGCGGCTAGCCACCCCGTGGATTGGGCGGCCGAAGAGATCGAGCGCCAGGTCAAGGGCCTCAAGGCTGACCTCATGCCGTCTGACGGGGGGGAGGGTTAACCATGCAGTGGTTCCCCAGCCGCAAGCACGCCCCCGAGCCCGCCGCTTCGCCCGACCACGCCCAAGCCCAAGCCCAAGCGCAGGCCGTACAAGCCGTCAGAGACGCCAGGACTCGGAAAGCTACCCGAGATGAGGGCGAGGCCATCCCTGCCGCCTATCAGGCCTTCCATGAGCGTCTGAGGGCAGAGCGTGAAGCGGGGGTGTTCTGATGGAACACCTTGCACCCTATCACGCCCTCATCGCGCGCAAGGCTATCGCATTCCAGCCGGCCGGATTGACCGACGTTCCCGCGCTCAGCCCGCATCTGAAGCCGCACCAGGCGCACTGCGTTGACTTCGCTCTCCGCGCCGGCCGATCAGCCATGTTCCTCGACACCGGCCTTGGCAAGACGCTCTGCGCCTTGGAATGGGGCCGTGTGATTGTCGAGCACACCGGCAAGCCCGTTCTCATGCTGGCGCCCCTGGCGGTCGCTGCCCAGCACCAGCGCGAGGCCGAGAAGTTCGGCATCGACGCCTTAGCGATCCGCGAGGCCGACCAGATCGCGGGCGCCCGCGTCTACATCACCAACTACGACCGCCTCGACCGCTTCGATGCGTCGATCTTCGGGGGCGTGATCCTCGACGAAAGCTCGATCATCAAGAGCTTGCACGGCAAGACCACGCGCGCCCTGATCGAGGCGTTCAGCGCCACGCCGTTCCGCCTAGCCTGCACCGCCACGCCGGCGCCCAACGACCATACCGAGCTCGGCCAGCACGCCGAATTCCTGGGCGTGATGAGCCAGACGCAGATGCTCTCGCGCTGGTTCATCCACGACAGCGCCGACACCGGCACGTGGCGCATGAAGGGCCACGCCGTTCAGGACTTCTGGTCATGGGTGGCGTCCTGGGCGCGATGCGTCTCCAAGCCCTCCGACCTGGGCTTCTCGGATGAGGGCTACACCCTCCCGCCGCTGAACCTGCAGCGTCATGTCGTCATGGCTGATCGCTCCATCGAGAGCGGCCAGGAGAAGGACGGCCAGGCCCGGCTGTTCCGCATCCCTGACACTTCGGCCACCGCTATCCACCGCGAAAAGCGGATGACGACCGAGGCGCGGGCGGACCTGATCGCGGAGATTGTCGCCCGCGAGACTGGCGAGCCGTGGGTGACCTGGTGCGACACCGATTACGAGGCCGACGCCCTGGCCGATCGCATCCCCGGCGCCGTTGAGGTTCGGGGATCTATGACCCCAGACGCCAAAGAGGCGCGGATTACCGCGTTCTCGACCGGCGAGGCGCGGGTGATCATCACCAAGCCATCCGTCGCGGGTTTCGGCCTCAACTGGCAGCACTGCGCCCGCATGGCGTTCGTCGGCCTGAGCTTCTCCTACGAGAGCTTCTATCAGGCCGTGCGGCGCTGCTACCGCTTCGGTCAGGCCCGGCCGGTGGACGTGCACGTCGCCTGCGCCGACACCGAGGAAGCGATCTGGAACGTGGTCAACCGCAAGGCCGGTGACCACGACACCATGAAGCTCGAGATGACCGCGGCCATGAAGCGCGAGGTCCTGATCGTCCATGAGCAGGCAGGCTATGCGCCCGCTCGCCCCCTTCAACTTCCGACCTGGTTAGCCGCATGACCCACGTCCTCGACGCCACCCAGGGCGAGCGCTTCTACGCCGTCAACGCCGATTGCGTGGAGTTCGCCTCAAGCCTGCCCGACCACAGCGTGGGCTTCTCCATCTACAGCCCGCCATTCGCCCACCTGTTCGTCTATTCGGACAGCGAACGGGACATGGGCAACGTAAAGGATGAGGCCGAATTCAAGGCGCTCTACGCTCACCTGGTCCGCGAGAAATACCGGATCACCAAGCCGGGTCGCCTGACCGCTGTTCACTGCTCCGATCTGCCCCGGACCAAGACCATGCACGGCACGGTCGGCCTCTACGACTTCCCCGCTGATATCCGCGAGGTCCACGAGGCGGCGGGCTGGACCTTCCATAGCCGCATCACCGTCTGGAAAGACCCCGTCGTCGAGATGCAGCGGACCAAGGCGCTGGGTCTG